TTATCAAATTTAATTACTCTATCAAACTGATCTATTAAATCGTCTGTCTTATGAGATATCACAAATACATTTGCATCGCTAATTATATATTTGATAATTTTGGTAAAATACTCTGTACCAAAACCATCCAAAGAACTATCAAAGATCTCATCAAGAATCAATAGATTAGTATTTGCAGAGTTCTTCATTCTTGCAATTTCTCTCCATGTAAAAAGAAGTGCAAGATCAATTCTCATCTTCTCTCCTTCAGAGAATGATTCATAAACAAACTTATCATGTACTGGAGATTTTACTGTCTCTTTAAACTCTTCATCTAAAGAAAAATTGATATAGAAATCCATTAACTGCAGATACTTATTAATCTGCTGATTCATTAAAGGTAAATACCTTTTAATTATTTTAGACTTGACACCACCATCCTTCATCAAGGAATAAGCAAAATCATTATATAAATTGTTTTCATTTTCCTTAGATTGATCTTTCTGGAGTGCTTCTAATTCTCCTATTAGTTTGTCTAACGCATGTCTTTCAGTAGTTCTACTTTCTCGTTGTTCTCTAATTCTTTGAATTTCTTGTTCAATATCTCTGGTCTGATTTTGAAGTCCAGAAATCCTTGTGCTTGTTTTAGAAATTTCATGCGTTAGTTTGGATGCCTCCGATGTAAACACCTTGAATTGGTTTTCTCTTTCCTCTTCAAGTCTGATGGCTTCCTCCAATTCCTTGTAACCTTGTTCAAGTTCTTTGGCTTTAGATTTAGCATCATTAATCTTATCTATACGAAATGACTCCTCGATAGATTGAGTACAGGTAGGGCAAACCGTGTTATCTGTGAAAAACTTATGCTCTTCCGTAATCGTTGCTACCTTCTGAGACAATTTACCTCTCAAGTTACCCAACTTTCGTAACTTTTTGTTACTACCTGAAAACATTTCTACATCTTTATTGAGTACATTTAACTCATCACTCATCTCTTGTAACTCCCCTTCATATGCATTAATCTCTCCATTAATTTCTTCTAGTTTCTTTTTCTTTTCACTTATATCTTTCTTTCCAGTTGCTTCTATTTCTTCAATAAAACTCTTCTGCATATCAATCTTCTCTTCTACAAGATTATTTCTGATAGAAAACTCTCTCAATCTCTCATTAGATCCTCTAATTCTTTCTCTAAGCATCAATCCCATGACAGAAAATATCTTAATATCCAGAAGATCTTCTATAACTTCTCTGCGATTAGGTGCAGTCAATTGCATAAAGGGTACAAATGATGCACTACCTAACACAACAATTTGTGTGAATGACTTATAGTTTAACTTTAATACCTGTTCTTCCAACCACTTCTGCTGATCATTTGCTGCAGAATTTTGATCTAGTATCTTATCGTTCTTATAAATTTCAAATAAATTGGGTTTTATACCTCTTACTACCTTCCATTCTATCTTACCAACAGAAAATTCTATTTCAACTACACACTCTTTCTCATTAATCGTATTAACTAACTGACCCTTTGTTATCTTACGAAATGGTTTATTGAATAATGCAAATGTAAGAGCATCAAGAATAGTACTTTTACCAGAACCATTGGTACCAATAATCAAACTAGTTTTTGATTCAGTAAAGTTAACTTCAGTAAATTGATTCCCTGTAGAGAGGAAATTACGCCATCTTATTTTTTTGAATAAAATCATTCTCTCTTGGTGGGATCACAAAGTCATCTTTAGTGATAACTACATACCTATAATTATACACCTCACAGGTTTGAATTGCAAGCTTTTCCTCAACATCTACAACTGACATGGGTGGATAATCCTCTGCTTCCAATAATCCACCATATCTAATTGCATCATCCTCTTCCTCAAAAAGGTACAATGCTCTTTCTCCGTCATCATCTGCAACGGCATAAGCACCTTCTTCTTCCTGTCCCTTTATAGTGAGAATGTACATTACTCGATCTCGCAAGCCTCTCTGTAAACATCTTTCATAATATTCTTCACCACTTCTTTATCTAAATTAAATTCAGCATCTTCAATATATTTATTTAAAAGTGTTAAAGTATCTTCACATTCATCGGAGGAAAACTCTACATCTTCATCATCAATAGTAAAATTTTCAACTACTTTCAAATCAATACATCCTGCAAGATTTATTTTATCAATAAATTTATCAAATTCTAATTGACTAGATTTTTTACGAACAATAACCTTTACAATTTTATCCTTTAAATTTCTAGCATCATAAAGTTTGGCATTAGTATCCTCATAATATACCTTCTCAAACATAGTATAAGGATTCTCTATAAACTCTAATTCAAAAGTTTCTGTATCAAATATATGAAATCCTCTCTTATCTCCTGCATCATTCCAATACATTTGATATGGATTACCTAAGTAGAATATCTTTCCATCATTGGATCTTGTATGATAATGTCCAGAAAATACTACATCTAATTTTTTAAATGCACCAACATCCATATTCATATGTGCATTTGTCTGAACCATTCCAGGAAATAATTGGAATCCATTCAATTCCAAATGACCGAATGCAGATTTACACTTTGTATCCTTAATTGCCTTTATTGATTCATCATAATTGTCCTGACATATCCAAGGAAGAAGTAATGTTTTAAATCCTTCTATATCTATTTCCGTCGCACCAGTATACCTAACAATATTATTATAAGATGCCAATAAAGAATCTACTGCATTAACTTCATTCGTATTCTTATAATAAACATCATGATTACCAACTATAGTATGTACATTTATCTTTAACTTTTTAAACTTATCATATACATGCTCCTTTGCCCAATTCAATGCCCAAAAATCTATATTCTTGCGATTGTCAAATGAATCCCCTAAATGAATTGCATGTTTAATATTTCTCTCCTTTAATGTAGGAAAGAAAATATCATCATAAAACTGTTTAAAATATTCATGAAAAAGTTTAGACCCCTTCCTTGCGCCGAAGTGTTGGTCTGTTATTATAGCTATTTTCATCCATTATTATAGCGATAGTTGATATTATCTTTAATTGTGTTATAATCACTTTCCGATCCAGCCATCATACCATCGTCACTAAACACTTCACTATAACCTGACTTTTCAATTATCTTTGTTTTGATCTCAAGTTGTTTCTTTTCTTTTTGTATCCTGCGGAGAAATGCGTAATGAATAATTTGCGTAAAGTAAGCAAAAGGATTCGAGGATTTCTCAGGATTAAAATTATTAATGTATTGAACGCAATTTTCGATTCCATCACAGATCATGTCATCCTTGAACATGTAGTTAACAAAGTTTGGTTTGTAAGATAGGTGTGTTGCTATCTTTAAAAAACAAGAACCCAAGTAATTTGTAATACGTGGTTTTGGTTGATCTAATTTCTCTGCTTCTAAAATAGAAAGTTTATATGCAACTATAGCTGCAAGGAACTCCTTGTTATTAACATAGTGTTCAGATCGTCGTCTTTTTGCCATTACAGAATACATAAGAGTTATTTCATAACCATGTCCATATTATAACATTTCTTCATGCGCTTGACAAGCGGTAAGAATATCAGTACAATAACTCTGTCAGAGTTCGAGGGATAGCTTTAAGAACTTTTAAATAAATTCTCTAGAGATTCTCTAGTTTGGGTAACAGTACAAATTAATCCTAGAGATGTAGAAATACCTACTCGGCCAGCGTTAGTTTCATTCTTCTTATTTATAGTTTTTAGCCATCTCTTATAAGTAGATATTTTTTCTTTATCACTTGTACGTGACCAATAAACAATATGTTTCATTTTTATACAAAAAATATGTTCCTTACTGAGTTCTAACCAAGGATCTATTTTATATAATGCAAATGGACCTTTTCTATTATTTGGCACTTCTCTAATAATACAAGGATCCATAAGAATTAGTTCTTCATTCTCTTCTTCAAATTCTTCTATTTGGGCAAATATTTCTTCACCAGTAATTAATTTTAGTATTGCATATTTAATCATTTTGGCCTCATGTTAATGGGAACTATTTCATAATTAAAATTTTCTTCGTTATATATTTTAACTCTTTCTATAAGATGGTTAAGAGTATAATTTTTTCTTGTTCCAGAAGTAGTGTCATCAGCAATATCGTAAAGAGTAGCTTTAGTCTTTGTGTTTCCTTTTCTTAAGACTCTACCGATTGACTGTAGATTCCTAATTCTAGACTTGGAAGGAGAAGCAAAAATGACGTTATGTAAGTTTTTAATATTAATGCCTGTGGAGAAAGTTCCATAAGATGCAACTACAATAGCGTTTGATTCTCTTTCAGTGATTTCTCGTATTTCTTCTCGTTCATCTGCGGCTACACCACCATGAACAAAGAAAACTTTACGTTCCTTCACAGAATTATTTATTAAATCGAAAAGTATCTCTCCGTGGGTTTCTACCCTACTGTATAATAATAACGTATTGCCTTTTAAATCTAAAGTAAGATTTTTAATAAAATTATTACGTTTTTCATTTTGAATAATAAATTGTACTTCATCTTCATACGTATCAAATTTTTGTGGATCATGTTTCAATAAGAGGATTTTAATATCCAACTTTGCAAGATGACCCTTTTCCATTAATTCATCTGTACGGATTATTTTATATGCAGGGCCAAATAATCCTTCTAATACCCACTTATGAGTTTGTGTACCATCTAATGTTCCAGTAAATCCAAACCTATATTTCGCATCATGCATCTTCGTCATAATACTAACAAGTGATTTAGATTTAAACAAATGAGCCTCATCACCTATTACACATCCAAATCTTCTAAAAAATTTCTTATCTAATTTATAGATGGATTGCCAGGTAGTAATAGTCACTGGCATTATTATATCTTTATCTTTACCAGCATATATCTTATGACAATATTTTTCAGCATTCCATCCATAATCTATAAAATCCTTATACATTTGTTCTACGAGAGAAGTCGTAGGAACAACTAATAACACATCTTCCTTTTTATCCACCATATACCTTACAATGGAATATATCATTAAA